AACGCTGGCGCGCCCTTGTGCGCTACATCGTCGAGAGAATCATCGCGGCCAAGCCAAAATCCCCTTCGCCTCTCTGTTTGACTTCGCTTTGTCTGGCTTCGGGATTGGGGTAACAGAGGAATTTAGGATCAAGGGTGTGCATCTCGATCTGCCGCCTGGCGTCAAGCGGGGTGCATGGATGCTTTTGGTCTGACTGATCAGCGCAGCAGAATGCCGCCGGCGTCTTCAAGACACTGCAGGCAGTCGTCAAAACTCGGGGTGTAGTCAAGCGTATCGATGGCGGCGAAGTCCTCGCGTAATACGGCATCGCGTGAAGCGAAGCGCTCGCGCAGCACCGATTGCTGCTGCTGGATCAAGGTGGCGAGTGCCGGGCGCGCATCGACAACCCGCTCCAGCACCAGGGCCAGATCGAACAGATCGCGCGCCTTGAAGTCCGCTGCGCGGAATTTGAGTTTCTTGGCGACAATCTCCAGCGGCGTTTCGACACGAACGGTGCGTCCCAGAATCTCGCGCATTACGTAGGGCGAAGCGGACACTGGACCTGCCGCCACAAAATCCACTTCGCCCTCGGCATAGTAGATTTTGAGGGAATTGTGTTGCTCGTCGTAGCCACGGGTATTGACCTCAGCCCGGTCATTCAGACGCGGCGTCAGAAAGCCCAGGTACTGCGGATCGGGCACGAAGATATCGATGTCCTTGCTGAAACGGTGCCGATACTCGAGCATCAAGACCGTGCCGCCGCCGAAACTCCAGTCGTCGGGCATGCCGGCCGCAGCGGCGCTGTCGAGAATCGTCAGTGCGCGGTTGAACAGGGTTTGCCAAATGTGCAAGCGGTCTGCCGTCATACGGCCAGCTTCCGTGTGCAGCCGATCGCTTCGCCCACCTCGCGGACATGGCGCATTACCCGTTCGGGTTTGCTTCCCCAGCGACTGACCTGGCGCACCATGCCGACAAATACCCGCGGCGGCACTTCATCGTAGACGACGCGCAAGTTCGGTCCGAGTTTCGGCGGCACTTTGCCTGTCAGCAAGGTTTGCGTCAAAACGTCGGGCGTCAGGGGCTCCTTATAGCTGACATTGGCCGAGATGCAAGCCAATTCGAGATAGTCGGGCTCTGCTGGCTTTGTCTTGCGTGTCTTGCGGATGGAAAGGTCGAGGCCCAGCACCTTGAGAATGGCGAGCAGCTTCTTTACGCCCAGATCGGGATAGACGCCCGCTTCCAGTTGGTTGATGGTGCCGCGCGACACGTCGGCCCGTACGGCAAGATCTTCCTGCGTGAGCTTGTTTGCCAGGCGCGCCTGGCGGATGGTCGCGCCAATATCCTGAAAATACATGATGACCTCTAATGTTGAATATATTGAACACAGTCTAGCCTTTGTTCCTTGTCATTTCAAGAGATTGTGCCTGGTTCTCTGATTCGATCTGGCTGACCGACTCACGCCGCCGTCTTACATCGGTCTGACTTAAGGGGGCAGATCGTCTGATATCGCATGACAACAATGGGTGACTCCTACAACCAACAGGAGTCATCCGATGCAAGCCCAATCCCCTGGCCTCCCGGCCACCCATGCACCCCTCGCCGACGTCCTCGAGCTCGGCAACACCGTTCTCCAACTGGAGAGCATCACCCAGGCGCGACTCGCCGCCATCGGCACCGCCGAGATCGTCGAACTGAGCGACTTGCTCGATGCTGTCGCCGGTCGCATCAAATCCGCCCAAGGCGAAATCCTCAAAACCTTCACCAATCGCTATGCCGAGCGTGCGCGGCTGCAACTGCTGGCCGACGGCAAGGACAGCGGCACGACCCATGTCATCGACGGCGAGCTCGATATCAGCGTCGAAATCGGCAAGACCGTAGCGTGGGACCAGACGAAGCTGCCGGCAATCTGGGATCGCATTGCCGCCACCGGTGAAGACCCGCGCCAGTACATCGAGGTCAAGTACAGCGTCAGCGAGACCAAGTTCAAAGCCTGGCCGGATACGCTGAAGCAGCCCTTCTCGGCCGCACGCACGGTCACGCCAGGTAAGCCGAAGTTTGCCGTGCGCCGGATCGGGGAGTGAAGGCAATGACAACATCTTCCTATTCCCTGCATCCGGCCGCCGAGATCTTCCCGGTCATGGATGAGGCGGCCTTCGCCGCTCTGGTGGCAGACATCGCCGCCCATGGCCAGCGCGAACCCATCCTCATCCTCGACGGCCAAGTCATCGACGGTCGCCATCGCCTGCGTGCCTGCGAACAGCTGGGGCTGGAACCTCAGGTGCGCGAAGTGAGTACCGACGACGGTGATCCGTATGGGCTTGTCGTTTCGCTCAACCTGCATCGCCGGCACTTGACCGAGAGTCAGCGCGCCTTGGTCGCGGCACGCCTGGCCACGCTCCCGCTCGGCTTCAACCAGCATGCGCAAATTTGCGCACCCTCCCAGGAAGGTGCGGCACACATGCTCGGCGTCAGCCGTCGCTCGGTGCAGTACGCCAAAGCCGTTGTCAGCGGCGGCACCAACGCGCTGATCGATGCGGTCGATGCCGGTGAAGTTTCGGTTTCCACCGCCGCCCACCTGGCCCGCCTGTCGGCCGAAGACCAGCATGCGGTGCTCGCCAAGACCCCGGACGAGATTCGCGCCATCGCCCGTGACGTGAAAGCACGCATTGACCAGGCCGGTGTCTGCGGACCCTCGGCCGTGCGCATCTTCGACCGGTTCGCCGCCGACCAGAATCTCTCGGGCATCGAGCAGTGCGCCGTGGTGGAAGTGATCAAGGCCGAAAGCACGCCACTGCCCACCCCGTCTGAGGCCAAACGCATCGCCCAGCAAAAGCAGCTGCTCGTCCTCGGCTCGGACGGTCGCTATCACGGTCCCGAAGTCTCTGCTGAATCGGTAGCCGCCACCGAACGCTGGCTGGCCTTGCGCGAAGGCCTGGAGTCGCTGTGCCGCATCGACACCGATCCCGCCTCGCTGATTGCTTGCGTGCCGCACTACCAGCACAAAAACCTCTCGGCCTGGCTCGCCCGGGCGGTTCCCCTCATCACCCATTTCGACCAGGTCTGGAAAGGAGCTCACCATGCGTGATCCCGTCATGAGCACGCTGCGCGAAGCCGTGCGCGCAGAAATCAACAACGCCTTCGATGTCATCGGCCATGCCCGCCCGCGTGAAGTGGCGCGCGTTGTCTGCGCCCTGCATCCGGAGGATGTGCACAGCATGGGCAAACGACTCGCCGAAGACGCCCTGACCGACATCGCCCGGCGTGAATTAAAGCGCCGACCGAGCAAGCACGACCGTGCCCAACTGGACTTACCCGGCATTCCCGATGCGTTACAGGCCGACCTGCCGCCGGCTATCAGCATTCCGCCCAATGGCGATGTGGTCGATGAGGATGACGAGGGCGTTATCTACAAGCCGCTGGCCCAGGCCACCTTGGCCGATGTCGATGCACATCTGTTGCTGCTCGGCGCACAAATCAAAGCCGACAAGCGTCGCCATCGGGCGCTGAAGGAGTTACGCGACCTGGCGCTGGCCGCAGGTGCCGAACCGGACAGTGTGTTGCTGGCCAGCTTGGTCAGCACAGAGCTGGCAGAAGGGGAGGTGGCGTGATGGCACTCCCAATCGTAACGGCTGATCAACGCCTCGCCGAACGCCACGGCGTCAAACTCGTCCTGCTGGGGGGTTGGGGTCTTGGGAAGACTTCCCAGCTCAAGACACTGCCCGAAGCCAGCACCCTGTTCGTCGATCTCGAAGCCGGTGATCTGGCGGTCAAGGACTGGCGTGGCGACTGCATCCGCCCCAAGACCTGGCCGGAATTCCGCGACCTGGTGGTATTCCTCGCCGGCGCCAATCCGGCATTGCCGACTGAGATGCCCTTCTCGCAGGCCCACTTCGAGCACGTCTGCCAGAAGTATGGCGATCCGGCGCAGCTGGCCAAGTACGACACCTACTTTGTCGATTCCATCACGGTGCTGTCGCGGATGTGCCTGACCTGGTGCAAGAGCCAGCCCGCCGCTTTCTCAGAAAAAACCGGCAAACCCGACACGCGTGGTGCTTACGGCTTGCTCGGCACGGAAATGATCAGTGCCTTGACCCATCTGCAGCATGCCCGGGGCAAGCACGTCGTGTTCGTCGCCATCCTCGATCAGGTTACCGACGACTTCAATCGCAAGACCTTCGCACCGCAGATCGATGGGGTCAAGACCAGCTTGCAGCTGCCCGGCATCGTCGATGAAGTCGTGACGCTCGCCGAGATCAAACCGGATGAGGGCGAAGCCTACCGCGCCTTCGTCTGCCACACGGTGAATCCCTGGGGTTATCCCGCCAAGGATCGTTCTGGCCGCCTCGACCTCATCGAACCGCCGCATCTCGGGCAACTGATCGCCAAGTGCGCGCAAGCACAGAGCCAACCGCGTCCGGCAGCACCGCTGACGACCGGCCTGCCTGCCGCCACCCCTTCCACCGCACCTACTGAATCAAAGGAGTAAACCACCATGACCTATTTCGACTTCAACGACGCCGAACAACAGCAATCTTTTGATCTGATCCCCAAGGGCACGCTCGCCCGGGTGCGCATGAGCATCAAACCGGGTGGCTTCGATGACCCGAGTCAGGGCTGGACGGGCGGCTGGGCCACGCAAAGTTTCGACAGCGGCGCGATCTACCTCGCCTGCGAAGGCGTGGTGATGGAAGGCCCGTTCGCCAAACGCAAGGTGTGGTGGAACATTGGTCTTCACAGTGCCAAGGGCCCGACCTGGGGCAACATGGGCCGCACCTTCGTGCGCGCTGCGCTCAACAGCGCCCGCAATATACCCCCCGGCGACAACAGCCCCCAGGCACAGGCAGCCCGCCGCATTGCCGGCTTTGGCGATCTGGATGGTCTGGAGTTCGTTGCCCGCTTTGACATCGAGAAAGATGCCAAGGGCGAAGACAAGAACACCATCAAGTCGGTGATCGAACCCGACCACAAGGACTACGCCGCGATCATGGGCGTCGCACCGAAGGGTAATCCTGGGGGCAACTCCGGCTCACCGGCCGCAGTCGCTGCGCCGGCCTACACCCCACCTGCGGCAGCGCGTCCTGCCCAATCTACCGTCCCCAGCGGCAAACCCGCCTGGGCGCAGTGAGGAGGAGGCCATGCATGAGCGGCAAATGTTGGGTCTGCCAGCGGCAGGCCCGGGGCTACGGCCATACCGACAACCGCTTCAAGCCCGGGGATGGTCGGCGCTATCCCCTCGACTGGGTGTTTTGCAGTCGGCGCTGCCAGGAAGTGTTTCACGCGCTCTACGGCCAGCGCCTGACCGCCGAGGAACGCGGGGAGCGACTCATGATTGACGCCAGCGACATCGAAATGGCGGCCATGCGTTCCTGCCTGCGTGCCTTCGGCTCGGCCGCCGAGCGGATCGGTTTCGACAAGCCCCTCGGGGCTTACTCGGAGGCCGAGGCGATGACGGTGATCGACGCCATTGTGACGCGCTACACCGAGGCACTGACCGAGCATCACGAACAGGCCAGCACGCCACCGGTGCGGGGACTGCCGGCCAATCAGATCGTCAAGGATCCGTTCGCCGATCTCAAGGATGACCTGCCATGGGAGGTGACGTGATGCTCGACTTCAATTCAGCGTCCACCTTCTCGGCGCGCTTCGAAGCCTTGATCGATGCCGGGCTGCAGGAACGCGAGCGTCAGCAGGCACGTCGGCAGTACCTCGGGGCCTCGCGCCTCGGGGTGAGTTGCGAGCGCCAGCTGCAGTACGAGTACGCCCAGGCGCCGGTTGATCCGGGCCGGGAGTTCTCGGGGCGCATCCTGCGCATCTTCGAACGTGGCCATCGCACCGAGGACGCCATGGTCGGCTGGTTGCGCGCGGCGGGTTTCATTCTCAAGACCGAAGGCAAGGATGGCCAGCAGTTCGGCTTCTCGGTGGCCGATGGCAAATTGCAGGGGCATTGCGATGGCGTCTTCGTCGGTGGCCCCGATGGGTTTGCTTATCCAGCACTTTGGGAGGCGAAAGCGCTCGGCAACAAGTCCTGGACAGACTTGGTCAAGAAGGGGCTGGCCGTATCCAAGCCGGTCTATGCCGCCCAAGTCGCCATCTACCAGACCTACCTTGCCCTTTACGACAACCCGGCGATCTTCACGGCAGTGAATGCCGACTCGATGGAAATCTACACCGAGCTGGTGCCATTCGATGCGGCCCTGGCACAGAAGATGTCCGACCGGGCGGTACGGGTGATTCAGGCGACTGAAGCGGGTGAGTTGCTACCGCGCAGCTTCGCGCAGGCGGACCACTTCGAGTGCCGCTTCTGCAGCTATGCCGAGCGGTGCTGGGGAGGTGCGGCATGAGCACCATTCTCCGGCAATCAGGCGTGGGCAGCAGCGTACTCGCGGGCCGATGGAATGCGTTTGGGCAGGCTACGCCCTTGTGGACGTACCGCCTCCCAGCCCAGGCAAGCCAGCCAGATGGAACGCGGGATGGGTTTCTCGCCATCGCGGTAATAGATCAGCATCCGGCGGGAGATACCCAAGGCTTCGGCGGCTTGCTCCAGCGTCAGTCCTGTTTCGTGCAGCCAGTTCCAGATGCGCTCATGACCGATGCCGCCTGCCTGCTCGATGGCAAGGTTGCGCAAGTTGTCGGCAGCCAATTCAAGTTCGTCCTCGATCCAGTCCACGTGATGCCCAAAAAAGCCAAGCTTAGCCTGGGTGAACAGGGCGTTGTCCTTGATGGGAGCGAGCGCCTTTGTGGTGTTGATCCAGTCGTTCAGATCAACCTCAAAGGTTTGGCCGTCGGCGTAGGCCAAGCGCAAACGGTAGTTGGGCAAGGCCTCGACGGCGGTGAGTATGAAATGGTCTTTGCTCATCATTGCAACTCCTCGAAGGTTTGGGCAAGCCACGCTTGGCGTTCATTAGCCCAAGCCAGTACCTCAGCTATTTCTCGCACAGCCACCCGCCCATGGATGATCTCGATGGGACGGATGCTTACCCACGCCTCACGCCCATCGTTCAACTGGACGTGGAAGTGCGGCGGTGGATGGTCTTTCGGGTTGATCCGAACCCGGCAATTGGCGAAGCGCTGGATGACTGGCATGCGACTCATGATAGTGCAATGGTTGCATGTTATCAAGTGCAGCAGGTGGCTGACTGGAGGTGCGATATGAGCACCCCTGCCAAATCACGCAAGACCTACCGCACCGAGTGGGTGGAACGCTGGTGTCCACCTAAACCGCTGGTCGGCGTCCGCCCTGTCGAGAAGGTGCTCAACCGCCACACCGTCGTGTCCTGCCCGGAATCACGTCTGGTGGTGGCAGTGATCGTGCGCGCCATTGACGACTGCCTGGCTTCCTGCACCAAGCCACGCCGCCAAGCCCGTCGCTTCCTTCTCGGCGACGAACTCATTCAGTGGTGCGACCTGGTCGGCCTTAACCCCGAGTTCGTGCGCTTCGTGGCACAGCGTGCCGGCTACCTCGCCGACGAGAAAGCGCACTGGCAGAAAGTACCGATCAAGGTGCGCATCGAACCCGAGGCAGCGCCAGATCCCGCTACCCGAACAACATCCCATTCAGGAGAACCGCTTCATGCTGGACTTTAACGACGTGCCTTCAGCAGTCAATCCTGCGGGCGGCGATCTCAATCAACAACGCGATACCCTCCGCGCCGATCTGCTGGTACGGCTCGAGTCGGTGCTGATGACGCTGTTGCCTGCCGGCAAAAAGCGTGGCCAGAAGTATCTGGTCGGTGATGTGCTCGGCAGCCCCGGCGACAGCCTGGAAGTTTCGCTCAAGGGTGAGACGGCAGGACTCTGGCACGACCACGCCACAGGTGAAGGCGGTGACATCTTCGATCTGATCGCGGCCCACCATGGACTCGACACCCAGGCCGACTTTGCCCGGGTGCTGGAGATGGTCGGCCAACTGGTCGGGCATGTCACCACGCATCCGCCGAAGCGCAAGAAGACGGAAGCGCCGGTCGATGAACTGGGCCCGGCCACCGCCAAGTGGGACTACCTGGATGCCGCCGGCAATCTCATCGCCTGCGTCTACCGCTACGACCCGGCACCGGGCAAGAAGGAGTTCCGCCCCTGGGATGCCAAGCGCCGCAAGATGGCCCCGCCCGAGCCGAGGCCGCTTTACAACCAGCCGGGCATCGTCTCTGCCGAGCAGGTGATCCTGGTCGAGGGCGAGAAGTGCGCTCAAGCCTTGATCGAGGCTGGCATCACCGCGACCACCGCGATGCATGGGGCCAACGCACCGGTGGACAAGACCGACTGGTTGCCCTTGGCCGGCAAGTCGGTGCTCATCTGGCCGGATCGCGACAAGCCCGGCTTTGGCTATGCTGAAGCCGCCTCACAAGCACTGCTTGCCGCTGGTGCGACCGCCTGCGCCATCTTGCTGCCACCCGAGGAGCGTCCCGAAGGTTGGGACGTGGCTGATGCACTGGCCGAGGGATTTGACGTGGTCGGCTTTATCGCCACCGGGCCGCGCATGACCGTGCAACCGGTCGGGAGGGAGCCCAATCCGGCTGACGATGTCAGCGCAGAGCACGATGCGCCTGCCAATAGCGAGGCGACGGTGTGGGGCAGTGAGGATGCGCTGGCCGTCAGTTTCACCCGTCGTTACCAGCGTGACTGGCGCTATATCGCCTTGTGGGGAAAGTGGCTGATGTGGGACGGACGACGCTGGCGCGCCGAGGAGACACTGGCGGCCAGCGACCTGATCCGCCAAGTCTGCCGCCATCATGCTACGCGGGCCGACAGCACGAAGCTGGCAGCCAAGTTGGCGGCCAGCAGCACTGTCGGCGGCGTCGAGCGCCTGGCCCGGTGTGATCGGCGGCATGCCGCTACTTCGGATGAGTGGGATGCTGATATCTGGTTGCTCAACACCCCTGGCGGTGTTGTCGATCTGCGCACTGGCCGCATGCGTCCGCATGACCGATCCGAGCGGATGACCAAGATCGCGACAGCCACCCCGCGTGGCACTTGTCCGATTTGGCTCGACTTCATCGCGCAAGTCACCCAGGGCGACCGGGCGCATGCCGAGTACCTACAGCGCTTCGCGGGCTACTGCCTGACCGGCTCCACGCAAGAGCACGCCTTGTTTTTTCTCTACGGCACTGGGGCCAACGGAAAGTCGGTGTTCGTGAATACGATCTTCACGCTGCTGGGCGACTACGCCGCCAACGCGCCCATGGACACCTTCATGGAAACACGGGGCGACCGGCATCCGACCGATCTGGCGGGGCTGCGGGGCTCACGCTTCGTGGGTGCGACCGAGACCGAACAGGGCCGGCGCTGGAACGAGTCAAAGATCAAGGAGATCACTGGCGGCGACCGGGTGTCCGCCCGCTTCATGCGCCAGGACTTCTTCACGTATGTGCCGCAGTTCAAGCTGGTGATCGCCGGAAACCACAAGCCGGCCATCCGCAACATCGACGAGGCGATGCGCCGACGTCTGCACCTAGTGCCATTCACCTTGACGATCCCGCCAGAGCAGCGCGACAAAACCCTGCCGGCACGCCTGCTGAAAGAAGGCGACGGCATCCTGGCTTGGGCGCTGGAAGGGTGTCTGGCTTGGCAGGCCCATGGCTTGCGACCTCCTTCATGCGTTCAGGCGGCGACCGACGAGTACTTCGAGGCAGAGGACGCGTTTGGCCAGTGGATCGAGGAACGCTGCTATGTCGAACGTAATGGCCGAACACGGGTTTCCGAGCTGTACGCCGACTGGAAATCCTGGGGTGAAGCGCGCGGTGAATTCGTTGGTGCCATTAAGCGCTTCTCGGATTTATTGGAAAGCCGCCGCTTCGAAAAAACCCGTATCGCGACCGGCCAGGTCTTTCTGGGCATCTCGCTGCGACCGAAGGAATACGGCGGCTATACCCCGTATCAAGACAACTGAAATCGATGGCTTCAGTGACAGATATGTTTTTGCATGTAGGGTCTCCGGTTAATCCGTATACGTGCACGCGTGTACCGTCACCGTCGGCCAGATCGACGGTCAGGCCGCACAACTGGCCGATGCTCGCCTGCTGCATGAGTTCCTGGGGGTGGGCAAAGATTTCACGACCTGGATCAGGCTGCGGATCCGCCAATACGGTTTTGAGCAAAATCGGGACTACTTGCTCACCCAAACGGGGGAGCAAGTCCCCCACCAGGGCGGATTGCGAAGCGTTGATCGGACGCTTTATCTGCTGTCACTGGACATGGCTAAAGAACTCGCCATGGTCGAGCGCACGCCCAGGGGTCGGCAGGCGCGGCGCTACTTCATCGACTGTGAGCGCCAGTTGAAGATGCGCGATCAGGGGGTTGGCACAGCGCCGACCTCACTGGATGCCGGCTACCCGGTAGCGATTGACTTGCTCACAGCCGACATCAACGCGGTCAATCGGCAGGCATGGGCTGATGTCGCCGGCGAGAACGCAGCCCGATTTCATGTCCGGCGTGAGGCGTTGTTGCGACAGCAGCGACAACTGCGCAATCGTGCCGCCCAGCAGGCATTTCTGGAGTTCAACCGCCCGGTCTGGGCACGCTGAAGGGAGACGAGTGATGAGAACAAATACAGCATCCATCCCCTGCACCCTCGGGCGCCTGCTGCCGCAATCAGCACTCAGTACCGACGAACTCAAATCCATGCGCGCCGCCGCCTGGCACAAGCAGGGCATCGTCGTCATCCCGCTCGACGAGATCTACAACGACTGGGATCGCCAGTTTCTGATCGGCCTCGCCACCCGACTCTACGGTGCGCGCACGGCAACGACGAAACAGAGCAGCCCCTGGTGCGAAGGCGAAGTGATCGACCGGGGCGATGGCTAAACCTGGACGGTGGTGGCTGCGACGGCCAAGTCCGTCACCGTGCGGCGTGACCGCGATGGGGCACTGGCCACGCTCGGGCAACTCGGGGAGGGCCGGCCATGACCAAGAAGACGCAACGCGCCAAGGCCCGCGCCGAGAAGAAGCCGCGTGTCGGTGAAGAGCAGATCCGTCCCGATGGCAGTGTGATCCGTTACGTGCGCGAGGAGGATGACGATCAGAAACCTGCCGACCACTACCGCACTGTGGACACGCTGGCGCTGATGCTCAGGAACGGCAGCATCACCGGTGCGATGCACGACGCGGGCCAGCAGTTCTCGCAGGACTTCGCCCGGGCCTTCGGCAGCGGCATGGTGACGGCCCGGCTCGATGGCATGCCGGGCGGTACAGCACCCGGCGAGATGATGATCGAGCGCAATGCCGGAGCGGCGCGAGCGGTGCGCCAGGCACTGGATGCGGTGGGTGGCAATGGCAGTCCGGCTGGGTCGGCGCTGTGGTTTGTGGCGGGGCTGCAGTTTTCCATCCGTGACTGGTCGCTGCGCGATGGCTGGAACGGCAAGCGCGTCGAGAAGAACGAGGCCAAGGGCATCCTGGTTGCGGCACTTGGCATGCTGGCTCGGCACTACGGGTACGAGCGATCAGGACTGCGGCCGTATGGCTCGAAACACCCGGGAGTGATTTCGCCGTGATTGGGGTGGCTGCCTGCTTGCTCGGTGGCAGTTAGGCAGTCTTTCCTTGAAACCCGCCTGGTATTGGTGGAAACATATGTGTTACCATTGGTCAATGAGTTACCAAGTCAAAGAACTGCTCCTGCCCGATGGCAGCAGCCCTTACGCGGCGTGGTTTGCCACTCTGGACCCGATGGCTGCTGCCAAAATCCGTGTAGCGGCTGCGCGGATGGAACAGGGCAATCTGTCTAATGTGGAGTGGTTCCGTGGCATTGGCGAGTACAAGATCGATTGGGGGCCGGGCTATCGCATTTACTTGGCCAAAGACGGTCTGAAGATCATTGTCCTGCTCGGTGGTGGCAGCAAGAAGCGCCAGCAGAAAGATATCGATGAAGCGGTAGCCTTGTGGGAAGAATACAAGCGCCGCAAGGCACAAACGAAAAAAGGAGCGTGAACCATGGCACTGACCCGTGATTTCAAAGAAACCGTGGCTGCCCGTGTGCAGAGCGATCCGGCATTTGCTCAGGCGCTGCTTGATGAGGCGATCACATTGTTCATCGACGGCGAGCCTGATACCGCCAAGCTGATCCTGCGCGACCTGGTCAACGCTACGGTTGGCTTCGAGTCGTTGGCGGAAGAAATTCACAAGCCGGCCAAGAGCCTTCATCGGATGCTGTCGACCTCGGGCAACCCGACGATGAGCAACATCTCGGCGATCTTTGCTGCCATCAAGCGCGCGCTGAAGGTGGAAGTCCACACCAGCGTGGTGATGGCCTAGTTGGGTTCTCGGGATGAGTGCCAAACCGCGCACTGAGGCCTTGGGCGCAATCCACGAAACGATGCAGGCCTTGCATGAGATCGGTGCTGTGGACCGCGAAATGATGGGCGACTTCGCGGCGGCCTGTTTGAATGACGCGACGCCGCAACTGCTGAGTGAGCAGGAGGCTGCCGACTATCTGAATGTCTCGCTGGTGTTTCTTCGCCAGCAAGTGCAATCGGGGGAGTTGGCTTGCACAGATCAGCCGGGCGGTCCGTTTCTGAATCGTCAGGATGTGGTCGCCTACAAACAACGCGTTGATGCACAGAGTCGTCAGGCATTAGATGAGCTTGCTGAACAGGCCCAAGCATTGGGTATGGGCTACGACGTGCGCTGATGTCGCAGACCGCGTAGACTACCGACACGACTCACCCCATGACCGTCCGGTAAGGCCGGATGCTCTTGGGGCGACGGGCCACCTTCGGGTGGCTTCGTCACATCTGGGCTGGTGAAAAAAAATTTGTGCTGCTTTTCAAAACCCTATTGAACCCCGTCCGGACACAAGGTAGGCTCTTCACCTACTTCTGACACTTGCGCCCACCCGATTCGTTCCGGTGGGCGTTGTGCTTTCTGGGTTTCAGTTCGTGATGCGCAACAACCCGCTCAGTAGCGGCGAACGCGACTCAGCAAACGGGTTGACCACGGTCACGCCGCGCCAGGTGAAGCCGTTGCGAAAGTCTTCCGAGAGCAGCAGCCGGCAGCGGTTCTCTGCGGCGACGGCCAGAACCAAGGCGTCCCATATCGGTAGCTGATGGTCGACGGTCAGGTCCAGCGCCGACTGAAAAGCAAACCAGGTGGAGTCGGCCACCTCGAAGCTGTCAGCCCAACTCAACACGGCTTCACGCGTTTGTTCGGCAGAGCGTTTGGCTTTGCCCGTCAGAACACGGGAGAGTTCTCCCAAGTGTCCGCGCCGGTGTGAAACTGGTGCAAATCAGCCGACATAAAACTGGAGTGCTGTGGTCCTTGAAATGATGTGAGGGTCATGCGCGCCGAAGGCGCAAGCGGACGCCCCGCTGGCGATCAGGAGGCCAGCGGAGGCGAAAATCCGTCAGGAAAGGGGATCAGAACTCGGACTGATCGCGCATGCGGTAGGAATTGCCCTCGA